GTCTCACGGCGACACAGAAGGTGTCTATCATCCAGCTCAGAGCCACAAAGCTTGAAGAGCTTTTGTGGTTGCTTGGATGCCAGTGGCTAAAGCTCCTACGGGCCCGGGAGCAAGAGAGGCTCCCTGAAGAAAGGCACCGAGGACCTTTTGCACCCTCTCCCAAAAGTGTGCATTTTGGTGGTAGGGTACTGCGACCGGAATACTGGCTGCTACCTTGCGATAGGCTGCAAGGGCAACTTCATCTAACGGGGGGGAGTCCTTAGCTGACTGATACAATGCAGAGTTCGGGTTAACACGATACTCAATGCACGCCCAGGTCTTCAGGATGAAATTGTTAACAGCCGCGGCCGGTGACGACACGCGGATGACAATCGCATCCATAGACCCCATACCTAACACATCACCATCGAGCAAACCGAACTGTTGGTCCGGATTCGCGCCTGAGCTCCCACGAAGGGGGCAGGTGTACAACCCCTCCAACACCGGGGAAAATTCAAATTCAGGCTCATTGCAAATAGATTGCGAATAGAGCCCTTCAATGAACGTTCCGGCGTAGTTGTCGGGCGACACCTTGGCCGTACCGTCGAGACCGTTGACCATCCAGCCCTGTTGTGCTATATTAACAACGGGGGTGGTGGCAACGTTGACGATGTACGTCGATTGTTGCATGCGTAGGGGGACTTTCCAAGATGTAATCGAACCTGCAAATTGCATCAGGTTCGATGTCGGGTATAGCCCGACACACATGGAGGCGTACCTATACATCGACACTTCGTTAGCGCGAGCGGCGGACCCAGAGGCTCCGGTAGCTCCGAACAGAGTGGCGAAACCCGGTACGTACACCGGTTTCCAGAAACTAGCGGATGTAGGCATAGAGCCAGGCGCAGTGTCTGTGTACCAGTATGACACACCAGGGGTAGGTGCAATTAGGTAAAAGGTGTCACGGTTAGCAGTAGCGGAAACTGCGCTAGTCGTGACATCTTTCCGCACTAGTGTCTTACCTTGGAAAGAGTCAGGGATTCCCTGCCCGGGATCAGTATTAAAATCCGGAGCAGCAAATGCACACTTAAGGAAATCGCGGCCCGCTTTAGACATCGCCAGATGTTTTGGCTGACGTCTTCGGCGAGCGACGCTTCCTTTTGCCCTTTTTACGGGCTGGGGAGGAGCGGGGTTGCGACGGGCATTCGGCTTTCTGCGGGTCATTGTTGTGGCTAGGATTTCGCGGGGGTGTTGGATGCACTTCCGCAGTGACCACTACGATTTCGTCCGAAGATGTCTTCGAGGACTTTGACGGCTTCTTCGACTTCTTTCCTTTCGACCGGCGCTGAGAACGCTTGGTGTTGGTGGAAGTGCTTGTGCTTGGCGATGGCGCCTTGCACTGCTTGTCGGAGGTGTCCGCTGAACTTGGTGTGCCAAGTATCGCGGGCGTTGCACATGTCTCGGTAGTTGTCACTTGAGAGGGGCATTTTAAATCGGAGGGTGGAAGGTCGGGCTGCAGGATCTCACCTGCCACGACGCTTTCGATCTTGGGCTTGAACAAGTGGTCGTTACCCCACTTGACGTCCCCAATCTCGTCTAACGTCTTGGCAGAGTCCAAGCTCGACTCAATGGTGTGGACCTCGTCCGCACTTAAATCTAACAACTTGCACATCGCTGACAACAGGCTATCCACATCTTCCTGAGGATACGGGCCGCGCGTAGTTCGATAGTCCTCGACCCCGCTCTTGTATGTAAGGTCGGGGTGGGTCTCCTTCAGTATGCGCAGCACGGCGCGACAATACGCCCCTATGATGGGGGTCTTGGCGTCCGTAACCATATACCCAGTAGCCCGGTTAAAGGCTGCCTGCTCGATCGAGGTGCCCGTGGGGGCCATGCTCAGATGAAGCTTTGGCAAAGTTCTCACGGGGTCTTGCATTGTTGTGTCACAGGCTGGATTGACGTATACACGCCCCAGGAAGGTGACTAAGTCACCATCCAGGGGATGCAAAACATCAGATTTTAGCTTGTGGCCCAATTTTGCAGCTACCTCTTCGAGGACCTTTGCGTACCCGGGTATGTTGGCCCGGAGTCTGTCATCGGATGCACCTAACACCCAAGTGTTAAGATTCTTCCACGCCACCTTGGGCGTCTGTCCTAGCTGGCGTAGACCGATATAATCATGGCGAAGAGTTACCAGATTATTGTCGTTGGTGGTTCCCGGTGAACCACTTAGCTGTGAGGTCCCGGGCTCATAAACCACGCCATTCGCTGTCGACCCTTTCGCAGGCCTATCCTTCTGCAATATTTCCTTCAACTGTACCTTGTAGCTAGGGCTGCACCAGCGCATATACGCTTTCTCCTTGAACCGCTTGTCGTCGTCAGATATGTGTCCGTCGAGACGAGAGTAATCAGAGACGATCACTCCATCAGGATAGGACATCATGTGCTTGACGCGGGTGGCTATTTCCGAGGGGGTCATGGACGACGCAAACCATGGATACTTCTTCAACACAGTGTCCTTAAAAGGATACGTATACGTGCTGTAGAGGATCTGATGTGCTG